GTTGTGGCTTTCGGCCGTGACAGGTTCAGCCCCTGCGCGCTTTGCCTTGAACGTCGCAACGTCGGTGGCCTGCGCCACTTCAGCCAGTCGGGATTCGACGGCCAGCTTTTCCTTTTCGGCTTCCATTTCAGACGATACGTTATCGTACTGGCTGTTAACCGATTCCCAATTACCGCGGTCTTCTGCGGACCAATCATCCTGGCTTTCGGCCAGTGTTTTAATCTGGGCTGACAGTTCGCTACGTTGCTCTTGCAGCTGCTTAAGAATGTCTGACATCGTGGGTTCCTTGTCGGTTTGCGCCGGCTAGGTCCACAAACAAAGGCACCATCTGCCGGCTGTGTTCGTAAAAAGACACAGCACAAACAGATACTGCCTTGTCAGGGTTCAGCTGTTCGTCAGTCGCCGTCTACTTGCATCGCGTTCAACCGGCATCTGTAATTGTCACGGTTCATCGATAATCGTCAATGCAAATCCAACTCGATTATCCTGGCCCGCACTGTAACCGCGTCCTGGTCCCGCTGGGCAGCTTCTAACCACTGATCCAGGGCCGCATTGGATTCTTGCACGTTGTCCAGGCTGCGCAGCGTTGTGCTGGTGCCCTTATACGCTGGAAACGTTACCGGGCCGACATCGAACACGTCCAGGTTGCGCAGTTCGCGGACAGTCTGCCCGTCGCCGCGTCGTATTTCTGCGCCGTCGGTGCCCACCTGGAAACTAAAACTGCTGCCGGTAACGTCGCCACGGCTAATGCTGGTAGCTACATCGCGGCCTAGCTGGGTGTCCGGCATCGTAATGTCGTACCGTAGCCCTAGACCGTCTTCACTCAATGTCATTGTGCCGGCCGTGGTACGGCCCAGAACCTGATTCATATCGTGATTGAACAGCCCGCGGACATCCTGCCGCGCTTCAATAGCGTTACTGAATGCACCTGGCATGATCCGTTCAACGTAATCATCCATTAATTCGAATTCTGTGCCTGGGTCGTCTGCACGATAGAACACAGCGGCATAACCGGTGATGACCGGCTGGCCGTTCTCGCTGCGCACTTCGACGGGCAGCTGGTTCGGGAATCGCTTTTTCATTGGTCGTCATCCTTTTCAACGTCTTTCAGAATTAGTTCGGGCAGGTCCACGCGCAGACTGGCCGCGTTATCCACAACGGTTGCTTTGATGTCATCCTGGCCGGTGGATTCCAGCAGCTTGTCCAACTGCCGGTGCAGCCGGCTGTACAGTGCTTCCATAATTCGGCTGGTAGTTTCCAGCACGTCGGTGCGTCTGACAGCACAATAGGCCATCACCGCGGTATACAGGTCGCATTGCACCGTTTCCATTGTGTCGCTGTCCAGGCTGCCATCCACCCAGCTGCAAAACCTGCTGGCTGTCTTGCGTTTGACGGCCCGCGTGACAACGCCCAGCAGCCCACCTACGGCATCATCGATAGCGTCTAGCATGACATAGCGCGTAGCGTCCCGGCTGGCTGAATCGTCGCCCTGGGCTTCGTCGTCCCCCGCCACTGTCATATTGAGCGGCCGCAGGTAAACTCCGCCGCGGCCGTCGGGCCGTGGGTTCATATTTTGCATAGCTCGGAATTCGTCAGGGCTTAGAACGCCCATTTCTATTCCCATACGGCCAACCTGGTATTTGGTCAGGGTGTCCGCCTGGATCAGTGCGTCGATATTGTGTTCTACAAAATGGCTGCCCGCGTCCTGTTCCGGTGTCGTTAACAGTTTCATCCAGCATTCCGCCTGGATCGTGTGCAGCCAGGGCGACAAACAGCTATCCAGGTAGCTGCGGTTTTCCTGTTCTAAACTGCTGTAACTGGTCCGGCTGTCGTCGCCTAGCTTGTGCGGCGGCAGATTGTACCAGCGGGCAATGTCTTTTACCTGTTCGCTGCGGGCCGCCACCATTTGAGCTTCTTGCGCATTGAACTGGCCGGCGTGGAATTTGGACCCCTCGCGCAGAATGACGGTTTTGAATGCGTTGTCTACCGCTTCGTAGGTCTTGCGGAATCCCTGTTCCAGATTGTCGGCTGCTACTTTTGTCATGCCTGGCGGCACTTCCAGAATTCCGCCAATGCGGGCACCGTGTTGGAAAAACCGGCTGGCAAACTTATTCTGTGCCAGGCCCAGTGCCAGACTGTTGCGGGCAACGCTGACCAGTTCACAGTCTGCATCACCGCGGATGCTGATATGTTCCAGGTGCATTACCTGGCTGCCGAAGAATGTAACCAGTTCGCCGCCGATTTCAGAAACGTAGAACATACTGCCATCGTCGCGTATCTGCGGCTGTGTCCGGTCAGGTAGCAGCGGATATAGGCCCAACGCCTTGCCGTTCGGGTCGCGGTCAATCAAAGCGTATGCGTTGCCGTACAGCAGCGCGTGCGTCATCAACCGCCGCCAGAACTTGAACGCGGACATATGCGGGTTGGACTTCCACCTAATCAGGTTCTGGGCTACATGCCCGCGGTCCACTTCCCGGCCGCGTTCGCCCAGGTCAGGCCGACGGCGGTAGACGTTGATTGGCAGCTTGGCAACGTCGCCCGATATCAGGCTTACCGCCTGCCAGACGGGTGCCAGGCTTAATGCCTTCTTGCTGTTCACAGCTTCGCCGGTGTCGGCCAGGTCACTACCAAATACTTCGTTCCATACTTCAGGGCTGCCCAGGGGAATGTTTGGATTCTCCATACTGCGGGCTTCGTCGCCTGTATCGATCATGTTTACCATTAGAACAGTTCCAGGGTGTTGTCTTCGTAATAGTCATAAACTGGTGGAGCTTCGGCCTGCGCGCGGCCTAGTGCCATGATCGCGGCCACAATGCCGTCAATCTTTTTCGGGTCGTCGTGAACAGGCTTGACGGGCCGCTTGTTCGCGTTGTTGTCCTGCTTTACCTGGACGTGCCCGGCTTGCCAATCTAGTACCGGATGCCCTGGGTGCCGCAGGTGCTTGCCGATAACCAGCCGCTCGAATTCCGCCGTGGGGCCGGCAAACATCATGATGGTCTGCCGGAATGCTTCGCGCGGTATACCGTTGTTCGCTTCTAGCCGCTGTGTCAGTTCTTCGGCGTAGGTCGGATCGAAAACCAGCCCCTGTACGTTGAACAGGCCGGCCAGGTCAATAATCCGCTGTTCCACATAGGAATAATCAACGACGTTGCCTGGCGTCAATTCCAGATAGCCGCCGGCGGACCAGTCCAGGTACGATGCCAGATGACTATTCGCTTTGGCCGTTTCTTCGGGCAGCCAGAAATACGGCAGAACGGTATACGTCTCGCCGTCGTCACCCGGGAAGACACAAACGGCCGCTGTCATATCGCGCGTACGTGACAGGTCCAGCCCGATGAAGCAGTCCCGGCCGGCCATTTCATCCTCGGTGATGTCGGCCTGGCATTCTTTCCAATCTGCCTTGCGCAGCCAGATATTTTGCGCACTGGTCCACATGTTCAAACGGTACATTTTCCACGTCTGGAAGTCTGTCAGGCTACGCTGTGCCCGTTGGTAGCTTTGTTCAAATTCGCCCTGCTTGATTGTCACGCCCCACGATGGATTGGCAGCTTTCCAGATTTCAATATCACCACAATCCGCGTCTGTTGTCGCCTGCGGTGCAGAATATTCAACCGCCAAGAATGAATCGTCGTGGATCATCCCTTCATTGACGGCCCGCCCATAGTCCCACTGGCGTTTACCGTAGCCCTGCGGATTGTTGCCCGCGGTGCTTACTTCAAACTGGATAGGTTCAGCCCTGGACGCGCCCATGTATTCAAGTACGGACGCCAGCCGGCTGTCGACGACGTGCGTTTCGTCAATGATGACGCTGCCGTTAAGCCCTTCTTGCCCTTTGATATTATCACCGCGCAGTATGCTGTACGTGCTTCGCGTCGGTGTATGGGCTATCACGCCGCTGGTGTTGTTGATCTTGCATTCAGACGCCAGGGCAGGCGACATTTCAACCATCGCTTTTGCGTGCGCGTGAACAATGCCGGCCTGCTTGCCGTCCTTCGCCGCGCTGAATACCTTTTGCCCGCGTTCGCCGTCGGCGGTCATCAGGTAAAGGCCAACCATGGCGGCCAGGGGTGACTTCCCACTCTTTTTTGGCACCCACAGGCTACAGCGGGTGAAACGCCGAACTTCCCGGTTCCAGTCATCGCTAAACTTTACCCAGCCGAACAGCCGCATAAGCAGGTCATGCTGCCAGTCCATCAGCTCCACCCGCTGGCCGGCGTATTCGCCTTCGTATAGCCGCAGGTGCTGCTGGCAAAAGTCGATAATATGCTGGCCGCGGGTTTCATCCATCCGGCAGCCATTCACTACGGCCCGTTCGTCCGCGTCGTTCAGCGTCCAGCGTGCTGTTGGCTTATCAGCCATTGCCACGCTCCCGTCTGGATATGCCGTCGACCTGGACGGGTTCGGACGATACCAGCTTTGTCCTGCCCACTGGCCCGAAGTACAGCACTTTGGATAGTGCAACGTAGTTCCGGGTGGCGCGTTCCATTTCCACGGCGTCGTCGGCATCTGCCGCAGCTGCCCAGCGGACCCACCAGTTCAATGCCTGGTGCAATAACCCCGTATCGGCTTTGGTGTAGATGCCAGCTGGCAGGCTGTCCACGGACCAGGCCCACCATTGCGCGCCGGCTTCGCTCATGTTGGCTGGTGGTTCAGGCTTTCCGCTGGCTATCGCTATAACGTCATCCACGCGCCGGCCGTGCTTGTCGGGCTTGTAGTTGCCTAGCAGCTTCAGCTGCACCGTGGGCACGGTGTGGCGCTTCACCTGCGTTGCTGGCGATGCGTGCCGGCCGCTGCCT